ATATATAAATTCACTTAACGCTCAACAGGTTGAAGCGGAAATATTTCCGTTACTTTTTGGTGCCCAAGTTCAGAACGCTTCAGCTACATATAAGAGAGGACCAAACATTGTTAACCCTAAACACCCAGGTACTGATATTGATGTGATTAAGACTTCCGGTAATGTTGAAGGAGGCGTAGCGTTTGCTGGTTTACAGAAACAAAACATTGATGAAAATACTGGAATCAATAACATTGTTGCTGGTGCGGGTTCTGAAAATACTCTTGGGTCTACTGTAATTATGAAAGAAGCTGCTTATAATAGATTAACTCCTCCAAAAAACTCAATGGTTATGGGTCTTGAATCTGATGCTCATATTGCGAATACTTGGATGAGACAAATCTATCCAGTAGATAAAATCTTTATGATTGATACTGATGAGCGACTAGCTGAATTTGCTAAACAGAATAAAGATTACTTTGTTGAATCGCAGGAAGTTTTAAATGATGCAGGAGTTCCGGTCGGGATTGTTGCTGCCGCTTCTAAGAATTTACGATTAAATTTTGACTTTACTCAAGACGGTGAAGTGATGGAAGGTGTTGAAACTCGACAGATTTCAGCTAAGGGTTTATTTGATGAGATGGAGAACACTGGTCATATGTCTGACTATATTGATTTCATTATCGACCCAGATTCAATGTTATTACCATCGCTAGAAATTCAGAAGCAAACATATATGGCACTATTCCCAGTTATTACAAATCAAATCACTTTAATCTTCTCAATGAGGAACGAGGACCCAGAAGCTGCTGCTTCTCAATTGATGGCTCTTGAGAAATTACTTAATATTCAAAATGGAGATATATTCGATTACATCTCAAAGGCTGATTATGATGCGATTATGGCTAAACAGGTTTCAGCAGCCCAACAACAAATGAAGCAAGCTCAAATGCAAGATGACGCAAGAAATACTGCTATGCAGACTAAAGCTGGCGGACCTGGTGGTGGAGGAAATCCTTTGCCGATGGGTCAGCAAATGGCTGGAGATGGATTGGACCCAATGCAACCACAAAACCCTAATGAAGTACCGAGACCCCAATCACCAATGGGAAGTGCAGTCGATGCTAGTATAGGTAGAGCGGGGGCTCAAGGATAAATATAAGGAGGTGATGAAATGTGCCTAAAGGAGTGGTGGGCTGAACTCACCAAATGCAGACACAAGATGGCGTACACCAACGATGCAGTACAGAAACGCAACCACAAAAGGAAAGGATACACAGCTTGGGAATGTTCAAAATGCCACAAAACTATTTACAAAAAAGGTTAAATCACAAGCCAACCCAGTGCGGTTGGGACTTAACCCGACACAGGGGAGAGGTGCGGGAAGCATCAAACATCAGCAGAATAGTCTGCGATGAAAAGCCTAGTATTTCTCCCCTGGCTTTTCCTGATAATTTAATTAAACATATGACAGATGAAAATATACAAAATTTAAAACAGAAGAAGATGTCTTTAGCGGCTAGTGAGCACGCTCCAATTATTATTGAGTTAATGAAAGATTGTATGACTCAAAATCCAATTGTGGATGATAAGTCACAGTGGAGGACTATTGTTAATGCTATCACTTTAGAGGTTCAGGGAACTATGTTGAGAGAAATGGTTGATTATTTAGAAAATATTAGAAAAGGTAGCTTACACGAAAAGGAATCAAAAAAGTAATATGCAAGGAAAAGAAATAAAGAAAGACAATTATAAGGTGCAGGTAGGCTATTCAAAGGAAGCTGTAGAGAAGCACCTGATTAAATTTATCTCAAAATCTGGAGATGAGTTTGAAATAAGTGCCGAGGAAATGTCTGAAATGCTTATCGGAGGAGTTAATTCGAATACCCTGGAAGCGACTTTTGTTGAGACAGATAAGATAAATGTTGTTGAAGTAGGCAGGCAACTTGAATGTGTTTTGGACAAGGATATGAAGAAAGGTGAGAAAATTAACTTAAATTACACTCATCCATATCCACTGGAATTTGCTCTTTTAGAACAAGTGCACGGAATTGCTAAAATAAATATGGATGTCCCAACCTTTATTTTAACTAGGGAATACATAGATAAGGTTAAAAAACAGCTAAAACCACAGCAGGAAAAGTTCTTGCAGAAATTTTATAAGAGTTTTAAAAATTTAAAGTTAAAAAAAGTTTAAATAACTAACCATCGTCACCAGCCACGATACGGCTAGGAAAACATATGGGAAACACACAAAACACACAACAAGGAGGACTGCAAGATGCAGTCACACAATCACCAACTGGACCAGCAAAAGTTGAAGAAACACCAGTTAAAACCGACAATAAGTCGATTTTACGGAATGTTCTTGGAAAAGAAGTCCCTGAAAAGGATTACTTCTATAAAGGGATAGTTCCATCAGGATTCCTTGGAACCTGCGGGAAACCCGTTGATAGGGAGGATTTAATCACCCTATTTCACAAGGTTTTCAAGAAAGACGACAATATCCTGTTTTATAAACAGGCTGACAAAGAGGTATATATTGTGATTGTACCTATCAAATACGCAACTGAAGTTGGAGAATCAGAGGATTCTATTGACGGAGACTTCCAAAAACACGCAATATCGTTCCTAGATGAAGGTTCGGTAAACCTTGATACAATGAGGAAGAAACTTGAAAGAGTTAACAAATTCGTGAAATATTCTGATAGATAGTTTGCGTTAGACCTTTTAAAGCTATATAATTAAATTAACCATCGTCACCGTTCACGATACGAGCGGATAAACATATGGATAATATAAATAAAGAAATAAAGCCAGAGGTTGTAGAAGATGAAACTGAACTTGATAAAGAATTAGAAGCTTCTATAGAATCTGTCAAAGCTGGAAATGTACTTCCACCAGTAGTGGAAGCACCGGAGGAACCCAGCACCCCTCCAGTTGACAATGTAGTAGAACCAGGAGGAACTGGACCAGGTGAAACTGGACCAGCTCCAACAGGACCAGGTGAAACTGGACCTGGAGAAACGGGACCAGCACCAGTTGTGCCGGGACCAACTGGACCAGGTGAAACTGGACCAGCTCCAACAGGACCAGTAGAGCCAGGACCAACGGGATACGAATTTCGTGTGCCGAATAAAGGTAAGTTCGAATCTGACGAGTCATTCGAAAAGCGAATCGAGCTTCTCGACTTGGTTAAGAAACGAAAACTTGCCAAAACCCCTGAACAACGTCAACTTATATCAGACGATATTAAGACGACTAAGAATCAAATTAAAACTCTTAATGGAACTGATAGGTTTGTAAACCCGTTGAATCAACAAGCAACGGTTGAAGAACCAAAAACTGAACTGAAACCGGGAGAAGTTGTAGATGAAACTTTAGCCGCCGACCAGAAGCGTTTAAAGGACCTCGGAGGAGTGACCAAAGAGGACCTCGAACAGATAGTTCAAAGGGAACGATTAAATGCTGACGTTAAAAACACCCTAGATAATTTTGTTGATAGATATTCTGAACTTAAAGATATCGACACTCGTGAGATATTCTTCGACTTCGTTGATGCCAACTATGCCTGGCAAGGCAAAGGTGGAAAAGAATTAATGACAGTCCTAGAACTCGCCCGTGAAAATATGTTTAAGCCTTCAGAGACTATTCAAGAAAGAGTATTGAAAGGTGCTAACGTCCAAGAAAAGGTCAATGCTATGCAATTCCCAGGTGGGACCATAGCTAAGACTGATTACTCACCAGAGATGCGTAAGGACTTAGATGAACTTATAGCAACTGGTATGTCGGAGGAAAAAGCCATCGAACTTCTATCGGATTAAATAATCCTTTAAAAGTAAAATCTTATGCCAGCAATAAAACAGGCTACTTTAAAGAACACACGACAATTGCGTGAGACTGATAAGGCTACAGGAACAGCTACTGACCTAGGAGAAATCCTAGCACAGACAGCTGGTCTTGCATTACCGGCTGACAGTGGTACTGTCTTAGCCGACTTATTAGGACTCTGTAATCAAACAATTGAGATTGTAGATGATTTGGTTCGTGTTACATATATAGTAGTTTCAGATGAAGATACTTTTATCTTCCCTACAACAAACAACACTCAAGCAACGGATAATGGGCAAGCAATGGTGCTTACCAATTCAAAAGAGGTAAACAACACTCACACAACCAGTGGGAGTGGAATCATACAGCAGGTCGAGCCGTATGGAGAAGCCAGTGATAAACTTATGATTGGTAAGTTTTTGACATTGTAAGTCGCATAATTAAACTAAACTAACAAGCAAAAATATGACAGGAACAATAAATGATTATGCGGTCATCGTAAACAATGTCTTAAAACACATTGCTCCAAAATGTTCACCAACAGTTCGAAGTGAATACTTAGACTTTATGTATAAAGTTGGTAATAGCGAAAGAACTTACACTGACGTTGGTGTTACAGGCTTGGGTATGGCTCAAATAATCCCAGACGGCGGAATCGGAGCTTCCGATGCCCCAATTCAAGGTTACTCAAAGAACTATGTTCAAATGCACTTTACTAAAAAAGTTCGTTTGACATTCCAGACTAACTTCTTCCTTTTTGAATCAGCAGCCGCTAAAATCAAAGGCTCTGTTAAAGCAAAAGTTATAGAAGGAAAAAATGCAATTGAGCACGCAAAGAATTACTTGGCTCAATCACTCTTATCACAAGGTTTCGATACTTCATTCACTTGGACACCTATTAACGCTGTAGGACAATCAACTCCTGTAGCAACTATTGGTGCTGATGCTGTGGAGTATTGGTCTCAAGCTCACCCTCGTGAAGACGGTGGTACAGCTTGGTCAAATGTTATTGTTGACGGTGCTACGAGTTCACCTCAATTCACTTACTCATCTCTATTAGCTGCTCGAAGACTTCAATCAGTTAAGAAAGATGGTCGTGGTAATCCACTTATCTCTGAATTAGATACTTTAGTATGCCGA